GGACAGAACCAAATCTATTGTGCAGGTTACGCAGGTAACAAGTCGTTGATCTACAAGACTGGTATCAAAGCTGACGGTACAGCGTTAGATATTCCTACGGTTGCAGCCGAGTTGCCGATGGGTGAAATTGTGACTACAATCGATGCGTACCTCGGTTTCGTGGTTATTGGGTTAACTACAGGGTTGCGGTTCTGCTCGTCGGACAGCGACGGCAACCTTGTCGTTGGTCCATTAATCGAAACCGGCACTTCGGTTAACGCGTTTGCATCTATAGGAAAGTATGTGTACTTTGGTTGGACAAACTACGATGCGACCTCAACTGGCATTGGAAGACTTGACATAAGTACCCAGATAGGTGCGAATCAGCCAGCTTACGCATCGGACCTAATGGTCACAGGACAGGGTGCTGTTGTGGACATCCACGAGTTTGGGAACAAGGTTGTTTTCACTGTTGCTGGGCTTGGTGCCTATCGTCAGCACCCAACGGAAGTAGTTGCGTCCGGAACAATATCTTCGGGTGTGTACCGCTGGGGTATCCCCGACGCCAAGTTCATCCCTAAGTGGGACCTAAGAACAGAGCCGCTTAACGGAACCATAAATTTTGAAGCTTCACTAAATGACGGTTCGTTCTTGACAGTTGGAATTGACTCTGTTCAGGGTTCATCCGAGTCAACATTCGACGGTCTTGAAGACAAGGTATTTGAAGCAGAAGCCAAGATAACGATGAGCCGGTCAAGCACGGACAGCACAAAGGGACCAGTACTAACCAGATGGATGGCCAGGGCGTATGCAGCTCCGCTTAGGTCACAGATATTTTCTGTCCCTTTGTTGCTACATCACAAACTAAACGTTCGTGGGAATGAGTACTGGATGGATGTGGACAAAGAGTTGGCTCTGTTGCGCGATTTAGTAGAAAACCCACGGGTCGTCACGTATCAGGAAAACTTTGAAACATACCCAGTGATCGTAGAAGACGTGAGATGGGACCCGGTTGACTCAGCCAGCAACCATAATGCTTGGGACTGGAACGGAACCTGCACCTTGATAATGCGTAGTGTAAGATAGTGCTATATTTGTTGGATTAGGAGAATAAATGCCATACGCAACTAGGAGATCTTACGCAGGAGCTGCAGCAGCTTGCACCCTGACGTCTTCGATTACTTCAGGCGACACTACTGCGACCCTGACAGGTACGGTAACAGGGTGGCCAACAACAGCTGGCGGTCCGTTTTACATGGTTATTGATCCGGGTTTAAGCACAGAAGAAAAAGTTTTAGTTGGTGGTCGTTCAACTAACTCGCTAACATCGATTACTCGCGGTGTAGATGGAACATCAGCATCATCTCATTCTGGAGGTGCTACGTGCTATCCAGTATTTACGGCAGTAGACGCAGATGAGGCCAACAAGATTGCTTCAGTTCTTACTACAAAGGGTGACATCCTAGCTACAGATGGTTCAGCGCTTAATCGCTTTCCAGTCGGTCTTGACCGTAGGGTCCTTGTAGCTGACTCATCACAGACAAATGGCCTTGACTGGGAGTACCCATCCGACCTGACACTAAACACTCAGACCGGAACAACATACACGCTTGTTGCAACTGACTCAGGAAAGTTTGTGACCTGTAACAATGCCAGTGCAATCACGGTTACTGTCCCAACCAATTCCACCGTTCCATTCCTTGTTGGAACACAGGTAAACCTGGTTCAATTGGGTGCTGGCCAGGTGACTATTGCTGGTGCTGGGGTTACCTTGCGAAGCAACGGAAGCAAGTTGAAATTATTTGGTCAATATGCTGCAGCAACTCTGGTGAAAATAGGGACAGATGAATGGGTTCTTGTTGGTAATACGGCAGCGTAGTTATGCAAATACTTGGCATTTCTAACTTCTACCCAACCGCACCTGTTAATGCGCCAACTTCTTTAGGCGCTGTACCAACAAACACAAACGTTGCAATTTCGTTTACTGCGCCAACTAATGATGGTGGGCTTTCCATCACAAACTATGAGTACTCATTCAACAACTCGACATGGACCGCTCTCTCCCCTGCTGATGCCGCAAGCCCAGTTACTGTTAGCGGGCTAACCCAAAACACTGCATACACGGTCTACTTGCGCGCTGTCAACGGTGTTGGTTCTGGTCCTGGATCGACTGGTGTTTCATTTACAACTGCTGGAGTTCCAACAGGAACAACAACTATCAGTTCTGTAACTTCAATTGGTACAACAACAGCAACTGTAAACTTCTCTACAACTGCTGGCGGTAGTGCAATAACTGGCTACGATGTTTATTTAACCAGTTGGGTTGATGCTGGTGTTTCGTCAAGTCCTAAAAACCTTACTGGTCTTTCTCCTGGAAATTCGTATGTGGTATATATGCGCCCCAAGAATGCTTATGGAGTTGGTCCACAATCAGCTGGATTTGGATTTGCAACATTAATTGAACTTGAAGCATACTTGCTTGGTGGCGGTGGAGGTGGCGGTGGTGGAAACTTCAACACGAGTGGTGGAGGTGGCGGTGGTGGACCAGTCACATCTACACGAACGATTTCTACTGGAACAATTACTGTAAGTATTGGTGGAGGCGGTGGTGGTGGTGCCGCTGGTGCTGGTGGTAGTGGTGGAACAACATCGGCAACTGGTTTTACTTCTGCTGGTGGCGGAGGCGGTGGGCAGGGGGCTTCGGGTAATAACGGTGGTGCTAGTGGAAACGGATTTGGTGGCGGTGCTGGCGGTGGTGCAAACAATGCTGGTGGTGGTGGAGGCGGTGCTGGTGGTGGAGGCGGTGCTAGAAGCGGAACTAACGGCGGTAACGGCGGTAGCGGAGCAAACGAAACATACACTAATGGCGGCGCAATAACTCGTGGCGGCGGTGGTGGTGGGTGTTGCCAAAACCAAAGTTGCTGCGGAGGTAGCGGTGGTGCTGGCGGTGGTGGTGCAGGACTGTACTCAAACGTTGGAGCGGCAACAGCTGGAACCGCAAACTACGGCGGCGGTGGAGGCGGTGGGAACATCCATTCTGGAGCAAAATCCGGTGGAGACGGTGGAACTGGATATGCGGTTATCAGGTATGTAACAGCAAACAAAGGAACGAGAACTATTTCTGGTGGATCTACCGCAACCTACGGCGGTTACACGGCACACATTTTTACTAGCACAGCAAACTTGACGGTGAGTTGAACATGGCACATTTTGCATTAGTAGAAAACAACATAGTTAAAAATGTAATTGTTGTTTCAGATAGTGACTGTGGTGACGTACCTTTCCCTGATTCAGAGCAGATAGGAAAAGATTATATTTCCTCACTTGGTATTGATGGTGTTTGGATTCAAACCTCAGTAGAAAAAGAATTTAGGTCAAACTATGCTTTTATTGGTGGAACATACGACCCAGAACTTGATGCTTTTATTGAGATTAAACCTTATGATTCGTGGGTTCTAAATCCTTCAAATCAGTGGACAGCACCAGTACCGTATCCTTCCGATGGTGATGTTTACGAGTGGGACGAAGAAGGAAAGATGTGGAAGTGGGTAGACCACCTAGAGTGGCTAAATAGCTAGTCGTGAAGAACATACCCTCAACAATTGAGGCGTTCTACATAGAAAATGCTTTGCGCGAGCCAATGCTTGATGAAATCATGCATGTCATGAACGGTAACAACTTTGGTTGGTACATGTTTTCCGATGTAAATTTTAACGAAGATTCTTCGGACATAACAAAGTACGGTTTCAAACACAACTTTATATACGAGAACCAAGACACATCTTCGTATGCCCCACTTGTTGTGCCAGTTGCAATGAAGGCGGCAGAGCAGACGGGTAGCCAACTAAACAATATCTATTCATGCTATGCGGTTTTAACCATGAACTGTGGAAAAGAGCATGACGGCTTTCCACACATTGATGCGCACCAACACCCAGAGACAAAAGAGGTTAAAAGGTATTCAGCTGTTTACTATCTAGAGGACTGCGATGGTGACACTGTATTTTACGATGAGTCTGGTAAAGAAATAATCTACAGAGTTACACCCAAAAAAAATTCAATGATTGTGTTTAGGACAAACACTTATCACTCTGGAATGTTGCCAATGATTTTTCCGACAAGAAGAATCATAAACTTAAACATTGGTGTTGACTGGTGAAATCCCGCTGGTTAATAATTATTCCGGCTATTGCGTTTGCCCTGTTTACTAAGCCAGCTAAAGCCGACACACTAGGTGAATGGACGTACAGCCAGTCTTGTCCAACGTCGGGCTCGGTAGAAGTAATTGACGACACAATTATCTTGCATGGCCCAGACCAAGGCGGATGTTCGGGTGCTGCCCACTGGGTAAAGATTGAGACCACAATCCCGGCCGATGTGGACACAATAGATTTTGAGTGGGCATATCAGACGACTGATGGTTGGGTGTACGACCCGCCACAGTACGGAATCAACGGCGTATACACATTGATTACACAACAGAACAATGCGACAGGTTCGCTGTCCGTACCGGTCGATGAGGGTGACTTGTTCTCGTTCCGGCAATACTCAACAGATACTTGTTGCTCGCCTGGTATTCTTTCTATTAGCAACCTGTCTCTATGGGAATCTATAACAACATCCACGACGTCGTCGACGACAAGTACTACTACTGTTCCGTCAACGACTGTCCCTGCCACAGTCCCGACTACTACGACAGTTCCAGAAACCTCAACTTCGAGTTCGACAACGACGACAAGTACGACCACTACAACTTCGTCGACGACAAGTACGACCACTACAACCTCGTCGACGACAAGTACTACAACGACAAGTACGACGGTGGTTTTACCGGAGAGCTCAACTAGTTCTTCGACTACAAGTACTACGTCTACGACGACTAGTTCGACTACTACTTCTTCCGTACCGCAAACAACATCGTCAGTATTAGCCCCGACCACGACACTACCGCCAGAGTCGTCAACATCTACTCAACCCCCTCAAATATACGAGCCAGCACCTGTTGAGCCTTCCGTTCCTGAAGAGATTGTTGAAGTGCCGACAGGCACCACAACGACAGTAGTAGAGGAGCCCATCCAAGAGGAGACGCCTCCAGAAGAAACAACCACGACAACTGAAGCAAGTCAAGAAACATACCCAGAGGTTATCGAGGAAACGACCACCTCCACCATCGCTCCAGATTTAGAGCCAAATTTAGAGCCAGACGTTTCGCTCACCGAAGAGCAGGTCACGTCTCTTATTGAAGAAGCCGAGAGCGTAGAAGAGCTCGTCGAAGCCCTAGCCGAACTGGAACCAGAGCAGGTGGCACAGGTAATCGACGCAATCCTTGCCGAAGAGCCAACACAAGAACAAGCAGCAGCGCTTGCTACATCTCCCGAAGTGCTTGCTGTAGTTAGCAGCGAACAAGCAGCTGAGATATTCCAAGCTCTCGATGTGGAAGAGCTAAGCGAGGAGCAGACAGAAGAACTGATTGCAGCGGTCCAGGAAGCTCCCAGTGAAGTACGTGAAGCTTTTGAGGATGAAATCGACATCTTCAAATCCGGCTTAGATACCTATGTCCCTATTGGTTCCAATGTGCCGGTTGGCACACGACGGACATTGGTAGCTATTACGGCGGGCATAACCCTCGCAGCGGCTGGTGTTAGAATCAAGAACTAGTGAAAAAGATTCTTGATTACCTAGCGGACAACTCTTGGACTTGGGCCGGGACTGGCATGGTTCTCATTACCCTATCCGGGCCTACGCTCCGGCAGGCAGCCCTAATTACAGGCATAGCCGTTTTGGTACACTCTTCATTAACCCTATCAAAGAAAGACTGACATGGCAAAACTCCAGAACATCGCGTTCCGCATCTTCGCACTATTTGGATCTTCGGCACTCGCAGCTGTAGCTGGTGGCGCTCTCATCGGCGTTCAGCTCTGGAAGTCAGCAGCGCTTGCTGGCATCATGGCATGTGCACAAGTAATTGAAAAGCTCTTGCGCTTTAGTGTTGACGGATCACTCACCAAAGAGGAAATTGAAATCGCATTCTCTGGTGCCGCAGCTCCAAAGCCTAAGGCTGAATAATGCCAAAGCCAAGCTGGCCTGTAAAACCAATCCGCTGGTGTGAACATCTTAAAGGCAAGAAACCTTCTGAGATTACACCAGCTATGGTCGCACCCATTACGGGCGGAGGCAAGCTCGAAAAGTGCGCAGCAACAGCGTGGGAAGAGATGGTTGCGGCAGCTAAAGCCGAAGGCATAGTTCTTAAACCGACTTCAGCCGGGGACACACTCCGCTCGGTCGCACAGCAAGAGGCAGGATTCCGCCAACGCTACCAGAAGGAGCCCATTCCTGGTGCGTCAACAAAGAACTGGAACGGTGAAACCTGGTACCTGAAGAAAGGTATGGCAATCCTTGCTACCCCTTATGACGACCCGGCAAACGACAAAGCTCGTGGATCGCGCCATCTTTACGGCATTGCGGTCGATGTGGCAAATGCTAACGGCAAGATCCTTGCTTGGCTACTGGCGAATGAAGAGCGCTTTGGGTTCTCGCATGAAGTTCTAGGTGACGCAAACGGTAAAGGCGCAGAGCCCTGGCACATCCGCTTTGTAGGAAAGCCTGCTTGATGTGGACACTGGTATCGCCTCTATTTGGGTTGCTTGTATTGGCGGTAGTTTTTCTCTCTTAGCCATAGTGCTGCAGCGCTTTAAGGCAGAGAACAAGAAAGACCATGACACAGTCATGGCAATGTTGCGTTTGATGCGCCGGGCTCAAGACCGGACGGAAGACAAAGTAGACAGTGTCTCAGAGCGTTTGACCAACCACATCGAGCAGCATAAAAAATAAAGTTGCAATTCAAAAAATTTGGTGATTGACTGAAGGCCGGGGGGTGGGGCGGAGGAAGCACACACACTCAATAGTTCAATAAATCCAGTGTGAATGTAACCCCAAGCACCAGCCGAGCTAAACCCGTCAGCAGGCTTAAGCACAACTCTGTGCTAAATTAAAAGTGCGCACAAGGTTTTCCTCCCTTGTTTCCCTTGTGTGTGGGTTGAGGTGGCCCTAGTGGTCGGACTAGGGCTCACCTCCCCAATGCTTGCATATTGTTAAATCGTGGTGTAACGTGTCTGAACAGGAGGAAAGCACATGAGCAAATTCAAAGAAGCACTATCAGCAAAACGAACACCATCAGCTCAAGAGAAAATCAAAGCAACATTAGACCCAGATTCATACAAAGACTTTATGTCAGCAATGGATGATCCTGGTCTATCAGCAGGAGCCATACACAGGGCGCTCAAAGACCTTGGCATAGAAATTTCTGTAATGACTATTCAACGATGGAGGCAAAAATGAGTAGTAAGTTCCAAGAGTCTGTAGAGTTGCAGAATGAAATTACAGAACTTAGGCGTGCTCTTAAAACAAGCCAGCTTGCTGAATCAAGATCCAAGATCAAGTCTCAAGGTATCATTGATGCGGTTTATCGTGCTGCAAAGGATGCGGCTTTGGCTACTGGCAATGCGAAATCAGCACCAGTATTACCAAAGAAGGACACTCGTAAAGCAAAGGCTGAGGTAGCTCTTGTTCATGCAACCGATTGGCAGTGTGGAAAGAAGACTCAGTCATACGACATCGCAACTCTCTCAAAAAGAATGGAAGAGTTTGCAAGAAAGGTTACTGAACTTACTGATATCCAGCGTGCGCATCACCCTGTAAAAGAGTGTGTGCTCATGTTCGGCGGCGACATGGTAGAGGGAGTGTCAATCTTCCCCGGCCAAGCTTACGAAATTGAAGCGCATCTTTTTGAACAGCTGTTCGAGGTGAGTCGAATCATGGAAACGATGGTTCGTACGTTCTCTACATACTTTGAGAAAGTTCACGTTGTATGCGAGTACGGTAACCACGGTCGATTGGGGCGCAAAGGCGACATGCCTGGCGGAGACAACATTGATCGTGTTGCCTACAAGATTACGAGCGACCGCACAGAAGACCTGAAGAATGTGACTTGGCAACAGTCTGGCGACTGGCACCAGATAGTCACGGTTGGAAAGTATCGTGCGTTACTTGTACACGGCGACGAAATCAACAGCTTTGGTGGAAACACACCAGCGTTTGGAATTTTGCGTAAGTGCAACGCTTGGTCAACCGGAGTAGTTGACGAATTCAAAGATGTGTACATGGGACACTTCCATACACCGATGACGCTTACAATGGCAAACGCCGGTCGTATCTTTGTGTCAGGCTCACCAGAGTCACACAACGAATACGCTCGTGCGTTTATTGCTGCAGTAGGTCAACCATCGCAAAGACTCCACTTCGTAGACCCAGAGAAAGGACGTGTAACTTCCGAGTACACGTGTTGGTTGGACTAATGAGAATCAAATCAATAGACAAGCAAGTAGAGTCACTCGAACCATGGTCGCTTGTAGAGGTAACTTGGCGTGACGCTTATGACGCATCTAATGGTTGGACGGAAACGGAAACATACAAGCCAGAGGATCAGATAGCGATTACAGTTGGTTATGTGTGGGTTGGCTGCCAGCAACACTACATAACTTTGTGTGGCACATTCTTTTTACAAGAGTTGCCAAAGGTGCACACAATCGGTAACGTGACTCACGTTCCAATCGCAATGATCCAGTCGCTAAGAGTAATTAACAAACAACAAAAGGGAGAAAAGAATGGACGGATTCAGGTACACGGTAAGCAAGCCAGAACACGGAAGCCAAGAGTGGCTGACAGCACGCTGGAAGGATGAAGAGGGCTTCTCACGCATAACCGCTTCGGTTGCTTCGGCAGTACACGGGAAAAACCCGTATATGACGACAGCCGACCTTGCAATTGAATTGTTGTCGGAAACCCCTCCAACACCGAAGCAAGCGAACGCGGCGATGGAGCGCGGAAACCGATTCGAGCCGACACTATTAAAGTGGTACGCCGACATGGAGGGAGTCGAAGTTTTGACACCCGAAATCTTGTACGCATTTAATACGGACGACAACTCGGTTCGCCTACTTGCCACACTTGACGGAATTACCCCTGACGGCATTCCAGTTGAGATTAAAACATCAAACAAAATGTGGACAGGTCAACTGTCGGACATGTGGTACTGGCAAGGTGTTCATCAGGCAATCTGTGCTGACTCCGACCGTGTTGAGTGGGGCATCTTGGATAGCTCGCTTGAGTTTCATCGTCACACTCAGATAGTCACATCAGATGAGAAACAAAATCACATTCAAGCTTGCCGTGAGTTCTTGGGGTACATCGATCAAGGTGTTGTACCACCAAACGCTCAGATGAGCTACGAAAATGCAAGTGCTCTTAACCCAGCAAACTCAGCCACAAAAGAGTTGCCTGAAAGTTTTTACGAAGTGTTGGATCAACTAGAGACAGCACGTAAGATGAAAGCCGAAGCAACTTCTATGGAGGAAGAAGCCAAGACAGCCATCGCAATGGCGCTTGAGGGTTGCGAGGTTGGTTCCATTAACGGCGATAAGGTGGTCACGTGGAAAGTATCCAAGAAATCATCTTTCGACACAACAAGATTCCAGTCAGAGCATCCGGCACTGGCGGAGAAGTTCATCAAGCAAACCGAATACAGAACAATCAGAACAACAAAAAGGAGCAAGTAATGCCAATGTTTAACCTCGCAGACTACGAGACCGTTGAAGATCGGCTCGTTAAGTTTTGGGAAGACCACAAGCAGGGTCGCATCCTTACATCAATCCACTACTACGACGACAACCGCATTCTTGTGCGTGCTGAAATCTACTTCAACCGTGAAGATGATCGTCCAGTGGCAACCGGATACGCAGAAGAAGTCCGTGGTGCGTCACCAGTCAATAAAACAAGTCATGCCGAGAACGCAGAGACCAGCGCAATTGGGCGCGGACTGGCCAATTGTGGCTACGCAACCAAGGGTTCACGCCCTAGCCGCGAGGAGATGGAGAAAGTGCAGCGCTCTGAGGTTCCAATGCCAAAGGCTTCATCACCATCACAGAGCTACCAGCAGGTCAAGAAAGCATTCAATGCCGAAGAGGTTGGCAAGCCAGCACCAAGCATTAAGAATCCTGGTGCTACCGCTTCGGAAAAGCAGCTCGGTCTTATTCGCTCTTTGATTCGTGGTAAGGGCATGAGTGAGGTTGAGGGTGTTAGCTACGTAAGTGCAATCATTAATCGAGAGATTAAATCTGTCAGTGAGATTCTCATGGGCGAAGCTAGCAACGTAATCACCGCACTCAAGACTGTTGCACAGGCACCTGAAGATCCGTTCTAATGGATATATATGAGTGGATACAGTACGGGGTCGAGCGTAAGTATTGTTCGTCTCCCGTCTGTTCCACTCACGATGGTCTTCCCATGACAGACGAAGAGAATGTACAGTGGGACGACGGTGGAGATCCGTGTGTACACGCATTGAGGTTGTATGAGCAAGAGCAAAGCTAAAGGAACAGCATTCGAGACGCTGATCGTAAATTATTTACGTGACACTTATCCAAATGTTGAACGGCGCACACTCAGTGGAATACACGACAAGGGTGATATTGCAGGTACCAACAAAAAGCTTGTGTGGGAATGCAAGGATCACAAGACGTTAAACTTCTCAGGCTGGCTCAATGAGGCAGAAGTTGAGAGGGGTAATGCAGGGGCAGAGTTCGGTATTGTCGTGGCTAAGCGACGCGGCCACGGCAGTGCCAGCTCCCAATACGCAGTATTAACGTTGGAGGCGTTAGTGCAATTGTTAAAAAAAGCAGGCTTGGTTTGATAAACTTGGAGGAATCAAATGAAACTATTAGCTTTAGTGACGACAGTTCTTTTGTCCCTTTTACCGCATGGACATGCCCACGCTGCAAAAAGCAAAGGGTTGTGTCCACAATGGAGGGAACATGCGGTCTCTGTTGGATGGAAAGTCAAAAACCTAGCAACCCTGGACTATATTATGCACAGGGAATCAAGGTGCAGACCGCATGCCCTGAACACGACGCTTAACAGGAATGGATCATGGGACTACGGCTTACTTCAAATCAACGACAGAACTTGGTGCATGCCGTCAAAGTATTCCGCAAAGGGGTACTTGCAAAATCTAAAGATCATCAAGTCGTGCAACGACCTGCTAAACCCCACCGTGAATTTGGTGGCGGCTTTGGCTGTCTACGAAGCTGCGGGCAATAGCTTCAGCCCATGGGGAATGTAAACAAGAATCCTTTAACCGACAAACAAAGGAGGGAACTTGTGTCAACTGAGCTTCTCAGCTCTTGGGGGCTAAGTAATAGGACTATCGAGTGGAAAGAGGACGCTGCTTGCAAGGGGCAGACAGACCTGTTCTTCTCGATTAGAGGAAACAACAAGCCAAACATTGACGCTGCCAAAGCTATCTGCAGGACTTGTCCGGTCACCTACCAGTGCCTGAAGTATGCCAAAGACAATATGCTTGCCTTTGGTGTTTGGGGTGGGAAAACAGCTAACGAGCGACTAAAGTTACTCGGCCTCAGGAGGTGGCCAACATCATGATCCCGACAGCGGTATTAGTAGATGCAATCAGATACTTAGAAAAAGTGTACACAGGGCAGTCAGAAACCGACAGACTCGTTCACGTGGTGACAGTGCTTCGCAAGGAAGTCGAGTCTAGAAAGAAGAAGAAATGACACCAGCACATATCGAGCTGTTGATCGACCGTATCTGCGGCTTGTTCCCAAGTTCAAACATTGCTAGGAACACGGTCAAGAATGCTTGGACTAAAGATGAGTTCTTGCTGCTTCAGGTGGAAGTGGACGACATTAAAGAGGTCTTGCTCAAGCTGGAGAATGATTCGTCATTCCCAAGTCTTGCGCGGCTCAAAGATGTGATTCGAAAGATCAAGAACAAGGCAGTAGAGGGTGCACCTAGCTGCAGTACATGCAAGGGCACTGGTTGGGACGACGGCTCACGATGGGCTTACAAGGGCAACGACGTATGGGTAATGACACAGGACTACTATACGAGTACTGATATTCTGACTGGCCTACCTCGTAATTACGTTAAGAAGTGTGAGTGTCAGCTGGTCTCATGAAAACAAATTGGGTGTGTCCTAAGTGCAAGAAGATGATTACCACGCACATCAAGACGTATCCGCCGATATGCTACAACGCAAAAGCTCACTGTTCTGTGGGCGCAGAAATGGAGGAAAGCAATGCAACTGTTAGAAAAACAATTCAAGGAACTGCTAGTCCAGTCGCTGACCAACGAGAATGAAGCTGCACGCGAGCTGGCACAAGAAACAGCAATCAAAGTTGCCTCTAATTTTACAGAGGAAAGGTTGATCGAGCTGCTTGGTGAGTTTTCGCGAGAGCACATCGAGAAGTAATACCCATGTCGGCCCGATTTCGGCGGTCGGGCAAACTGGAATTGGCAAACCCGCCTTTAGATTGGAGAGAGCAATGAGTGACGAGCAAGCAAAAGAAATCCTTGAGGATGTAACTCAAGAGATAATCAGCGATGCAATTGATGTTGTTATCGAATCGTTAAAGCAAGTAGAAGAACAAATCAACGATAAGTATGGTGATCCGGGCACACGTGGTCAGATATGGGCAGTCGTATCAACTGCAGATCGTGACGGCACCGATTCGTTTGAGGAAGACGCAATCTCAGCTGTGCTCGTAGGTGAAGGCGAAGACCTTTACGACGGGTTGCAGAACAAGCAGCTAGCTGTTGCTAATGCTTTGGTCAATGGCAAGATTGGCACTATGGTGCGAGCTGGCGCATGGATGGGTCCAACAGGTGAGGTTCGCCCATCAGAACACCCGGAGAAAAGAAGCTGTGTAATCACTGCAACATTCACATACAACCATGTGTTCTTTGTAATTCGATTCGAAGATGGCACCACCGATGTTAACTATCTAACAGAGGATGAGTACAACGAAGGACAAGCCGGTGGGCAGCAACGACTGGTCGATGCACTACTCGACTTCGACTACCTACCAACTGCTCTGCGAGAACACGAGCCAGACGAATACCTAGAGATTATGGAATCAATTCAGAAAGTAATAGAGGAGGACACCGAGTAACACCTACCAGCTACCAATTACCCCAAGTACCCCACGGCGTATCCGCATGCCGTGGGGTATTTCTATTTCTAAGACATGTTCATTGTCCATGGGAGCCCCGATTTCGGCGGTCGGGCAGACTGGGTGTGTCGGGCAGTTCAGCCCGCCATGACCAACAGGGAGACAACACCATGTCATTATCCAACACAGTGCTTAGCAAAGCCGAAAGTGCTTTGTTCGAGCAGGACAAACGCAAAGGCACAGCCTTTGACCACGAAGCCAATTACTCAAATGCAAGGCTTTATCACATCGATGAAGAGGGTGTTTACTCACTCATTGACTTCAACAGCGATGTGTATGAGTTACTTGACAACGAGGATGCTTCTACTGACTTGTCTAAGTATGACAACATTGCTATTGCTGTTGTTACTTACGGCTGGGCAGCGCCTATCACTGACGATGACAGTGACGAAAGCGATGTGCCTCCTAGTCAGCACAAAGACAGAAAGCGCGTTCGCGTATTTGCAACTGCTTGTGAGCATGGCTCACGACAAACATTCTTAAGGTTTGAGCAAGACCCAGACACTGTGGAATCACAGGGCGAAGGAACTGGCTCAATGGCTGATGCAATATCAGCGCTTATCACAAAATCACTAACCAAGAAAGCAGGCAACAAATGACAACATCAACCCTTACTACTGGCTGGGATACAGCCAATTTTGCAATGGCTAACGGCTTAGACCGTGTATTGCTTTACGGCAAGCCAGGCACAGGCAAGACCTACTTTGGTCTCAACTACCACCTCGGTACAAGCAAGTCGTACCGCCTCATCTGCACAGACGAAATGACAGACGGCGACATGATTGGCAAGTACAAGCAGAACGACAACGGCATCTGGCGCTTTGAGGAAGGCGTAGCCATCAAGGCATGGCGTACAGGTGGTCGTCTTGTTGTAGACGAAATCAATCGTGTGAACGGTGACATTGAGGCACGCCTTATGGCAATCATTGACACAGTTGCATCTTCATCGTTTGAGCACCCAGAGACTGGCGAAATCATTCGCCCAGCACAGGGCTTTAGCGTTGTTGCAACCATGAACGGCGAGCCAGATGACCTGTCTCCTGCAGTTCTTGACCGTCTTGTTGTTCGCGTAGAGATTGAGCAACCACATCCTGATGCTATTGCAGCATTGCCAGCCGAATTGCGAGACATTGCACTTGAGTACTCCATGCGTGATGACGCAGACCGCTACTCATTGCGTTCATTCTTTGCATTTGCAGGCTTGCTCAAGTCAAGCGGCAACCTAGAGGCATCTGCCCGTGTTTGCTTGCCACGCATTGCTAACAGCATCGTTGGTGCATTGGCTATCACGCAGTCAGAATCAGTGCAGAATATCGCTCGACCTGAGTCTGCTCAGAATGTGAGCACATTCTAATGAGCCAAACCAGCACCAAGCGCAATATTGTTGCGCCAGAAGTGCTTCCTGACAGGCCAATGCTCAAGGAGAATACCTATCAGAGCGATGGAGAGGCATACTCCATCGACTCTGTAGGTGTTACCTTTAGCACAAGTGCCAAGAAGAAGCACCAAGTCAAGGCGCCAACTGGTGATAGCGATGTTGCAGAGACACTACGCAGGTATGTGCTCATACGCAGTCGCTATGACTTGCCAGAAACCAAGAAATACGCAAAGCGTTGGGGAGTATCGGAAGTGTCCATAGAGGCTGCTTGCCGTGTTCTTGCTAATGCGCGTCATTTCCATACGTTTAGGCAAGACCCAAGCATTGGCACTACCGAAACCACAATCCTCGCACGTGTGCTTAGCGAAGGCAACCCGCCCAAGCCTGCCATTCTGTCTGCGATTAGCCATGCTGGTACTCAAGCCTTTATTGACTTGATACGCAATGTTGCAGACAAGCGATTGGCTGCAGAACTCATGGAGTTTGAGAACCAAGTGCTTAGTTATATGTATGACTATGACCTTGTATTCAGGCTTACCATGATAAACAGCAAGAGCAAGATACAGCAGAAGCGTGCTATCAAGGATTGGTCTTGGTTTGTACAAGCCATTGACAGAATGTCCAACGAGCAAGTCAATGAGCAACAAGGCAGAAGGAAAGCCAAGACAGAGGCACAGTCACCACACAGGGCATACCCCAAAGACAGTGACCTTATTGGCGACTGGGAGCAACTTGTTGTTTCTAAGCCAGAACTAAGCATCAACCACACAGGCAAGTTGGGTCGCAGGACTATCGCGAGTGACAGTGGCAGAGAAATACGCTACCTCAATCGCATGGTTAGTGACCCTGACAAGCGTGTGTTTAGTCGCAAGACCAAAGCGCTTGGCGGTGTTGTTGTTATTGACGCATCGGGTTCTATGCACTTGTCAGAAAGTGACCTAGACCGTTTGCTTAAGGCATCAGCAGGTGCAACTGTACTCATGTATTCAGGCGGACTAAACAAGCCCGACAAGCCGAATGTATGGGTTATTGCTAGGAAGGGTCGCATGGTTAGACGGCTGCCCGAAGTACCTGGCGATAACGCTGTAGATGGCCCTGCACTTGTGTATGCCGCATCACTCAGAGAGCGTGGTTCACAGCCACTTATTTGGGTTAGCGATGGCTATGTCACAGGCGTAAACGCAGGTCATACTAACCGCAATTTGCTAAAAGACATCGAGAACATTACTCGCAAGCACAGAGTTGTACGCGTAGATAATGTTGAGGATGCAGAGAAACTAATGAAGCGCCTACAAGGAGGTAGCAGATGAGCAAGCAAGACGAGCACGATGTGCTTGGAGAACTGGAGAACGTTGTCAAAGACGCTTTTTCAGGCATCAAGAGCGAGTGGCAAGAGTTGCAAATGCGCTTGATGCGTGAGTCACGGCAAATGACTGACGATTTCCTTGCAGAGAACACAGAGGTCAAGGCAATGCTTTGCGTTGGCACAATCATTAGCGAAGCGCAGTTCAGTGACCCTGACGATGGCATAGAGGTTGTAGGCCCTGCAATGGCAGAGTACATAGGCGTAGGCAGTGGTGAACCTGTCCATGCTCGCATGCAACCTGCTGTTGGTGTGCACTCAGCCACAGACATGTTCAAGTTCCTTAGCGATAAGGCTCTTGTGTGTTCGCTATACGAAGCCACTGATTATGTGTCCTTGTTTATGCATGCCAAGTACAAGAACTCATCGCTTATTGCTATGTCTAGCCCCAATGGCATTGCAGTAACCCTTGAGCGCACCGACAAGCCTGACCACAGTTTCTACCTCATGTTTGACGATGAGACAAAGCAAACAATTAAGCAGACCATAGGCGTACTGAGCGAGAAGCAGAGAGACTTGCTTATGCACTTGTGCGAGGCACAGATTGTTGCACCTAAGTTCAAGGCATCACAGCCAAAGATTTGGGCAATGATGATTGAGGCAATCAAGGAATATCAGCCCAATGGATTCCTCAACCCAACGGAAGGAGATGAGTAATGGTTTGGTGGGTAACTCTTGTGCTAGTTGTCGGCGCATGGATTATCTACATCGATAGTGGCCGATAGCGCGTAGCCACTACCAACTGCACTAGTCGTCGCGTGTGTGGATGCCATACACCCATGCACCGGCGGCTAGTGCTTATGCAATGCCCATACCGACCCAAACTCGGCGGTCAGGCAAACTGAAGTGTGAGCAATTCCGCTCACCACGGCATAGATGCCGATAAACAAGGAGAATAATTATGTTAGCCCATTCGTTTAGTGTTAGTGACCCACCTCGTAAGCCAACGCCAACTGTTGGCAAGAAAGAACTGATGCGCCAGACCCGTAGGGCAGCGTTGCAGTTCATCTTGGACAACCTTGACGAGTGGTGCTTAGTTGGCACATACCCAGTCGTAAAAAACAGGAACAAGCGTTTTGCTTACAACCAAGCCAAGTACTATCGCGATAGGCTTGAGGAGTATTGCGCTGCTACGCTTGCTTATGAGGCTGATAAGTTCCCAATGCTTTGGGACTTGTCGTTCAACAAGCGCAAGGGTCAGTACGAAGTGCGTGCTTTGTGTGCATACCGTCGTGGTTGGGAGTACGGCTACGATGACATTGCCGATAGCAATGCAGCTGCCCATTACGAGATGACAGGCGAGAAGCGCCAAGTCAATGCCGTAAAGACAGCGATGGACAGCCTGTTCTTTGGTGGGCAGTCATGAACCGCCAAGCAGTGCACAAAGCCATCAAGTACTGGCAGAGTGTGCATGACAGTGGCATCAAGGAGTTCTATGACCCTGACTACAACCATGTGGGCTTGGTTAGCGACTTGGTGTATGAGTTGAAGAGTGCTCTAGCCAATGACAGGGCTAAAGCCAGAGTGTAGCGATGGGCTACCACTACCACTGTCGGTGCGCATCCCCCATGTGCATCGGCAGTGTGTTGGTGCTACCAATTGCACAATCTATGCTGTGTGTGTATAGCCCATAGGCAAGGGCTATGCGCCATAGCATATATATAAGGTATGCAAGCCAATTTCAGCGGGCGGGCATAATGGAAGTGTGAGGGTAGTCCTCACCTAGACAACGAAAGAGAGTAATCATGAATAGCGCAGTGTGGTGTGTCATTGGCAACAATGGCAATAAGAAAGTATTTGGGCTGGCAGTAGCCGAGCAAGTAGGCGCGAAAGTAGGCGAGCAAGTACAAGCCTTCAACCGTCACGGTGCAAGCCAACTCAAGGTACTAGGTGCATTGGCAACTAATCCCGACGGTAGCCCAATGACCCGTACGGTCACGACAAGCGTGAACGGTATCCCAACGGTAGTGAAGCAAGTGGTTTTCACTGTAGCCCAATAGGCACAAGGGATTACCCAACGATATCGGCACTATCTCAGTGGTTCGCCACTGGGGTAGTGCCTTTATTAGGGGGCGGGGGTATATCAATAAGCCCTTCTCGATATCTGTATATTTGCAGCTCTTATATATCACCAGATATATCACTGGGGGCGTCGGCGCCAAGACAGAAAAAAAAAAGAAAAAAAAGAAGCACACTCTAGTGAGTGTGTATAGCTCTCCCCCACGGTTTACCACCCAGTGGGAGGAAGGTCGCCGTAGCAAAAATTTTTTAGCCGACACCTAATTAGTGAAATGACGTTCACCACGCTGCTTGATCCAGTAAATAGATCATCAACCCAGGTTCCCCTGTTTACTGCCCGCCACTTGCAAAGGTGGTACGCACATGATTCTTGCCGGTTGTTGGACATGAGTGTACACCATCGTGTTACAATTTCAAACACATGAAAAAAGGAAAAAGGGTTATCAGCCCTGAGGACAGGGCACTCTTCTGGCAATCCCGTCAATCAGGAATGGGTATACGTGAGTGTGCTCGTATCTCAGGTATTTCATACCAAACAGCTCTGTCATGGGTAAAGAAGGCTGACGCAATCAGTACCCAAATAGAACAAGACAAGTTAATGGGTGATGCAACAGGGGCTGGTGGTGGCAAACAGCGTGTCAATAGAGCAAACGTTGTTGAAAGAGATATGCCACCGGTTATCCCACAAGGCAAACTGTGTGAACGTGCACAACGTGGACTAGAAGATTTTGACTATTTCCGCCGTGTATACCTAGGTCGTGTGCCTTCCCCATGGCAAGTAGACGCTGCATACAAGATTGTGGAGATGCTGCAGCACCCGGAGAAGCAGTTCTGTGTATTAAATGTGCCACCTGGTGCCGGTAAATCAACGCTATTCCACGACGTAGCTGTGTGGATGATCGTAAAGAACCGCCATATCCGCGTGATGATTGGCTCAGTATCGCAGACTTTGGCCAAGATGTACAGCCGTCGTATCCGTGAAACCCTAGAAAGAACCGTTCCACTCAAGCCAGACCCTGAAATGGTCAAGCGTGGACTAGCAATTGACGCTGAAGCATGCCTTGCAATTGACTATGGGCGCTTTAGACCGTCTGCTTTGGGCGCTTTGTGGCGTGCAGAAGAGTTTATTGTCGAGCAATACGTAGGAGAAGGCCTTGACAACAAGGAACCTACCGTGTCTGCGTATGGTATTGAGTCAGAATTCATCGGTCACCGTGCTGACTTGTGCCTATTTGACGACGTTGCGTCCCCGGAAAACTCGAAAGAGTCCATTGCCAGGGACAAATTGCTGGAAAGATGGGATTCCATGGCTGAAGCCCGCTGTGATCCGGGCGGATTGCTGGCTGTTATTGGTCAGAGACTGGGTCCACTGGACCTTTACGCCCATTGCCTAGCCAAAACCTCGTACGAAATTGACGATGACACCTACACGGGTGAGGATGTCACCCAAAAGACAGAAGATGTAGAGCCTGTTAAGTCCCATAAGTACAAGCACTTGATCTACAAGGCCTATTACGACGAGCTAGACACAGGGCCTGAGTCCAGAAAGATGACTGCACCAGCTTGGCCTAACGGGCCTCTGCTGGAACCTTTCCGTCTGTCGTGGAAAGACCTATCATATGTAAAGCACAGCTCGCTTAATAAGTTTAAAATCGTTTATCAGCAAGAAGACCTAGCAGAAGGCCACTACTTAATTGAGCGTACGTGGGCTACAGGAGGAATGGGCAGTGACGGAGTTCTATATCCAGGGTGCATCGATAAAGACAGATCGTATGGGTACATACCACCTAACCTCTCGCCCCCAATCATTAGTATTGCTTCCGTCGATCCAAGCCCTACAGAGTACTGGGGGATTCAGTGGTGGCTTTATCAACCGGAAACTAATCTTCGATATCTAATCGAGTTAGCCCGAATCAAACTTACTGCAGAGGAACTACTTGGATATGACACGGCATCGCGATCTTATGCGGGCGTTATGGAAGAATGGCAATCTAAGTCTTTCGAGATGGGTTACCCGATATCGCACTGGATTGTGGAAGTAAACGCAGCCCAGCGATTCTTGCTAGCTCATGATTTTGTCCGTAAGTGGCAAGCCCTTCATAACGTGAACATTGTTCCGCACACTACGTCCAGGAACAAACTGGATGAGAGTCTTGGTATTGAGGCTTTGTTGCCGCCACTATGGAGAACCGGGCAAGTGCGTTTGCCTAACATGCGTGACAACTGGAAGACGATGGCATTCGTTGATGAGATGAGTACGTGGTCGCGTGGAAAGAAACATGGAACCGACCTGGTGATGGCACATTGGTTCTCTGAGTTGCACGTTCCACAGATGGTCGAACCAAAACGACCACCAAAACTGTGGCGACCCTCTTGGTATTAGTGTGATATATTAGCCCCGTGGCTAAAGGAAAAAAGCAGGAAGATCCTAACAAAGTCGCGCAACGTAAAGCGGAGCGCGTAGCGTTTGTACAGAACAATCCCCAGCTTGCACCTGAAGCAGCGCGTCAACGTTTTTATGTACAGACTCGTGCGAATGAATTAGAAGCAGCGGGCAAAGATGTCGACCGCGCAGCATTGCGCGCAAAGTTTCAGTCCGGTGGTGTGACTCGTGAAGGCTTCTACACGCCAGGCGACATTAGCCGTTTTAATGCTTCTCGAAATACAGAATCACTTAGCGAATCAAAGACCACCCCGACAGCTCCGGTTGCCCCTGTAGCACCAAGTGCTACAAGTGTTCCTACGCCTGTAAAGTCAAAAGCAAATACGACTACAAGTGGCGTAAAGACTCCTCCTACTTCGTATCAGGCTCCACAAACCACAACTGCTCTTGGCCAGGTTGCACAGCCGCCATCCGGGACGCTTGCAGCCTCAAAGAATAATTCAGGACCAAATGTCCGTGCTGGAGTAGGAACTCGTCGTGTTGATACGTCAATGCCGTCACCAAACGTTCCTCAAATTGCTGGTGTTACTTGGCGAGCCCCAGGAGATTTACCTGACGCTGTAATCACAACTCCTCAAAGAGTGCCAACTCCAGTTAAGGGTAAGGCTCCTCAACTCTCCGGCAAGGGTGGACAAAACCTTGCTGCACGTAGGGCACAACAAGATAAGTGGAAAGAAGAAGAATTCGCAGCTGACCGGTTAGTTAACACTGGGTTGGTTATGGGTGCTGAAGTTTTGGGTGGAGTCATTGGATCAAAAGGAGGCCCAGCAAGTGGCGTGGCTGGTGCAGCACTTTTTGCTGGAGCTGCATATAACCTGACAAACCGTTTAACTAACTGGAGAACTCAAGGGCAATACGAAGGTGACACGACGCTAAAAGGCGCTGCAACAGTTACTGGAGTTTCTGCCGCTGCAGGTGGTGCGACCCTTGGAGTGATAAAAGCTCTTCCGAAAGTTGCTCAGCAATGGGGAAGAGTTCAAAACTGGGCTAACGATGTACGTGTTGCCGCACCAGCACCAAAGGCTCTGCCACAAACAACAGGAAAAGCATCTGGTGGACCTAAAGGTCAAGTTATCGAAACTAACGTTGGTCGGATAGCTCCACGTTCTATGGCTGTTGCTGGCGAACAACCATTTAAGCCGGTAGCTGAAACAGTTGAATCAAAAGCTGCAAACAAAGTAAAAGATAAAGTTGTGAATCTTGTGCGTCGCAACAAGGCGCAAGAAGCAGTCCAAACTGTAGCACCAAAGTCAGCACCTACAATTTTGCCAGCAGAACCAGTGGCTCCTAAGTTTACTCCTGAGGTCACCAGGGAATCAGGCCTTGTTATCCCGGCAACAACAAATCGCACTCCTGCATCTGAACGAAGCCCTGTATTACAAAAAGCACTTGATGACGTTCTGGGAAAGCCAGCCGCACAAGAGCCAGTATCACTTGGTGACTCAAAAGCAAATACCGTAGCCCAGCAGCTTAAAGAAGACGGCGTTGCTGAGTTGACACCGCGTCAAGTTGCTGCGCGAAAAGGTGCTGCTACAAGAAAAGCAAACAGAGAAAAAGCTCTTGAGATTAAACAACCAGAAATAAAAACAGAAACAATTGGTGGAGCAAAGCCCGATCCTGTTCCAAATGTGACTCCTACACCAGCACCAATGAGAGTCGTGCAAGGAGAAGCGCCTGATCGCTTAACCCAGATGCGCAATCACCCTGCGTTTACATCAAAGCTTCCTGAAGCACCTCCATCATTGTCTGTTGTTAAAGATGATGGTGTGCGCGAAATAAATATTTCTTTTAACGACGAGCCAATAAAAGCAACAACAAAGAACCCTCCAAGACAACGACCAAACGAAACAGCTGAAGCTTACGGAAAACGTCTTGATAGGTGGCAGCTGGAAAATTCTGGTGAGGTGTTTAAGGCTCCGGCAGGTTTTGAGCAGCCTCGTGGAACAACATCATTTAGAGAAGGTGCAATGGAGCGCATTCAGGGCGGCATGTCGCGCACGCGTCGTTCTGTCGCGTTTATAGACGATGGTTCTGGTATGAGTCCAGAAGGATTCCCTGTCCAAATGGAAGGCGAATCAGTAATGCAGTTTAATATTCGTGCTTCTGAATTCTTGAAGTCAAGAGGAAAGGCTACACCTCAAGCCCCAGATAACAGTTTCCTTGCTGAAGGAACTCCAGAACCGGTGTCGCTTGCTGGCTCAAAAGAAGCTGCAGCAGCTGCAGGACTCCCACCAAAGCCGAAAGGCCTTGGTCGTAACGCATTTTATGATGCGGAAAAGGGTGAATGGGTAGCAGGCGTACTTGACAAGAAGTCAGGAAAGATAGTTGCCAAGGGCGAGCGTACTGTTTACGCTACAGAAGAAGAGCGTATCGCTGGCAAAAAGGCTTACGAAGCACAAAGAAATGCTGACAGAAGAGCAAAACGTGCGGCTAATAAAACCGTAAAAGAGACAGAGCTAAAGGCTGCTGCAACTCCAGTAAGTTCAAACGCTGAACTTGGTCCATTTATGTTTGGCGGTGAGCCAGTTGGTCGAAGTAGGGTAATGCTCGAGCCAGGTCAAGTGCCAGACTGGGCGCAGCAAAATGTTTCTTTGACAGGACAACCTAAAGAACTCAGCCAAGTCGAAGATATATGGCTCAATAAAGAAATGACGCCAGAAGAAAACGCATTTTTCCGTGAACTTGGCAACGCAAAGAAAGCAAGTGCAGGTAAGCGTGTAGTCCGCTCTACCCGTAAGCCAACTCCAGAGGAAGTCAAGGAATACGTATCTAGGTTCCGTGGTTTGCGTGCAGAGCGAACAGAGAAAGGTCTTTCTCCAGGGGCAACACCTGTTGCTCTAACCGACACACAGATTCAGCTCGAAAAAGAAATTGAACAAGTTCTCGGCACGGATGCGATGGTTGCATTGAGGAACACTGCAATTCGCGGCAATACACCAGCACTAACACAGAATGTCCGTGGGCTTGAATCTTTGGCTGAAATAAAAGCTACCTCTGGTGAACCGCTACTTAATAAACTTGTGGTTCGTCAAGCAACCCCAACATCTGGTGGGAAACTGCGTGAGCAGGCAGCGAATTTCTTTAATGCAGAAGGAAGGCTAAAGGGTGTAAGCGGAGCTGATCGTGTCCGCACGTGGAATCGTTTGACAAAGAGCGATTGGTTCCGCCAGTTACAGGAACGTGAGCCATCTTTTGCCAACTTCTTGCGTGAACAAAACAGCGATATTGCTGGAAGATTTGATACTATGTTGTCAAGACAGGTTGAACAATTGCCGAAACCTGGACTCCGCAGAATGAAACCAATGCGTGGCATGGGCATTGAAGAAGAAGAACGTTTTATTTCCGGTCAATTGGCTAATGAACAGACAGACGATGGCCTTGGTGCTTACAAACTTACGTATGGTGAAACTCCACAAGAGGGTCTACGTGCACGCGATAGTGGCACCACTGTCGAGCAGAGAGCAAAAGCTGCATCCATTGAGAGCAGCCTTGAGTTCCGTGCGCGTGCAACTCGTCGGGTGGTAGCAGAAGATACAGAAGCATTTGGATATGTATCAAAAGGTAGAATTGAAGGATTCTCTGATCCTGCGACGGAGAAAGCTCAAGACATTCTTCGCAATTACGGTGTTCTTGACCCCAATGGGATTCTTACACTTGAAGACGCTCAGTTTGCTGTAGCTCGTAGAGAACTAGATTCCCCTTACGTAAGCGTTGCTGACTCAAGGGCAGATGAAGTTAGCGCAGCAATTGAAGCAAAACGTAAAGAAACTGTGGCTAGATGGCGAGCAAATGAGATAACAAAAGAGCAAATGAACGCAGAAATGCTCGAGTTTAGAACTCAACTTTACGATGCCCCATCTACTGGCCTCCCAGCCAACCCATTTGCACAGGACTTTGGAACTCAATTGCCTAAAGATTACGTTCAAGAGACTCCGGAAAGCTTCGGCAAGGTATGGGATCCGGATACATTTACGAATGAGCTCGGCAATAGAGTGAGTGGTAGGTGGGTCACAAGGCAAGAAGCAGCCGAGAAAGCGCAAAAAAGAATTGACAAGCAGGCTGTAAGAACTTCCAAGATGGAACTTGAAAGAGAAAATTTCTACAGCACTAGATGGCTTGATGTTGCCAAGCGACGAGCAATTGCTGCAAGGTCCGCCAAACCAGAGCCAACTCCAATGTTCGATAAGTTTGGTCCTGTTCGTTCAGATGCAAGTATTAGAGAAGAAGCACAGAGACTTGCTTCGCTTGAGCGTAAAGCAGCAAAAGCAAAAGCTGCTGCACCTCGCGGCAAGACAGCAGAAGAGATAAGATTTGAACTCAAGAATCCAGTGTTTGGTCCAGAGGCCCCAGCAGGGTCTAGGTCTTCATGGAGTTCTGATGCCGCTTCTTTGCGTGAAGAAGAAGCAAGAAGCGCGAGAGAAATGATGGAAGAAGGTTTTGACCAATTTGAAATGGATCTTGGAGATATTTTTGGACGTGGAGACGATTAATGGCAATTCTTAACGCAGAACAAATCGTCCAGTTGTACGAGCAGCGCAAACGCGCTGCTGGTCCTTTGCATGAGCAAATGAAAAAGATTCGTGAGCTTGCAAACGGAGATGTTATTGTTCCGTTGAACGAACTTGACAAGAGTGCACAGGCTTCTGTTGCTAACTTGCTTGTAATTGGTTTAGACCAAATGTCAATGCGTGTTGCATCCACAATGCCAACACCGTACTTCCCACCAGTCAAGGATGGAAATGAAGGCAGCAAAATCACTGCTAAAACTCGCAAGCAAGCTATGCAGGCAATGTGGACACACAACCGCATGCCACAAAAAATGCGCCGTAGAGCACGCCACCTTTTGGGATACTCTTCGTCACCCGTCTATCTGAAGCCTGACTTTGCCACGCTTATCCCTCGTTGGACGGTAATTAACCCGCTTAATACATATGCAGCACCTGTAGACGACCCGGATGATCCGCTCCCACAGGACTGCATCTTTACGTATAAAGCCACAGCTCAGTATCTGATGAGTCGCTACGGCGAAGACATTGTTGGTCAGTTGCGCATGGGTCAAGTCGATGCAGATTCCAAGTACCAAATGCTTGAGTATGTGTCTCCAGAAGCCATCCAACTCGTGTTGTTGGGCGCAGAAGACGATCCATCGTTGAGCATGGCTCAGCGTTCTGGCATGCCGCAGATAATGCTCGAAGAGATTCCAAACCGTACTGGTCGCCCACTTGTTGTTATGCCACAGCGCATTACTCTCGACAAGCCACGTGGCCAGTTCGACGGCATTCTTGGCATGTACTACACGCGCGCACGCTTGCAGGCGCTGACTGAAATTGCTATTGAGCGCGGTATCTTCCCTGAAGAATACCTCGTTGCACGTCCTGGAGAAAACCCTGTAATCGTCCAAGTGGCTGATGGAAAGACTGGACAGCTTGGAATTGTTAAGGGTGGAGACATCCAGCAGAACCAGATCAATCCTGGCTATAAGACTGATACGGCACTTGACCGTTTAGAGCGTCAGGAGCGCTTAGAGGGTGCTATCCCGGCAGAATTTGGTGGCGAGTCTGCAACTAATATTCGTACTGGTCGTCGTGGCGAGAACGTTTTGTCATCAACTGTTGACTTCCGTATCCAGGAAGCACAGGCTTTGTTCGAAAGCTCAATGCTCGAAGAGGACAAGATTGCCATTGCTATCGAGCAGGCTTATTGGGGCAAGGAGAAGAAGTCTTTCTACATTCCTGGCAGAGCAGGTGGATACACGTCTAGTTATGTGCCAAACAAGATTTGGGAAACAGATTTCCACTACGTGTCATATTCTGCTGCTGGATCTGACGTTAACTCACTTGTTGTGAGCCTTGGCCAGCGTCTTGGTGCTGGACTTATCTCAAAGGAAACTGCTCGTGAGACAGATCCGTTGATTTCTGATCCTGACATGGAACACGACAGACTTGTTGCTGAAGGCGTTGAGTCTGCATTGCTTGCTTCTATTCAGTCACAAGCTGCTGACCCAATGGGTCCATACCAACCTGATGATCTTGCATATTTGACTCGTCTGGTCCTTGAAAAAGATCTGCCTTTGTACGAAGCTGTAGCACGTACACAACAAAGAGCACAGGACCGACAGGCAGCAATGGTTGAAGCAAACTCCCCAATGGCTCAACCTGGACTAGCAATGCCTGGCACTGGAGCTGAGTCTCAAGTTCAAGCACCGCAAGGTGGTGGCGGTCTTGACGCTCTACTAGCACAACTTGGAGGTTGATCGTGGCACAGCCAGTAAACAACAGAACTGATTTGCTTAACCCGCCAACGTATGGCGATAAGGCAAACATGCAGAGAGCACAACAAGCTATGCCTGCTGGTCCAAGTCCTGTAGATGCACAACGCTCTGCACCGATGGTTAAGCCTGGAAGTTTGCCACCATTGTTGGGGCCAACAAAGCGTCCAAACGAACCAATTACTGCTGGAGCCAACTATGGTCCAGGACCATCTGCGCTTCAAGCCGGAGTTCCAATCCGCACAGAGACTCAAGTAGCGGTGGAAGAATTGCGAGCAATTGCCCAGTTGCACCCCACAGAAGAGCTGACAATGATGCTCGATAGGTGGGGACTGCTTCAGTGAAATGGCAAAATGGCTTAGATCCAGTAACCAATGACGCCGTAATTGCAAAGAATAAGCCAAGCAACATACAGGCATTAGACGACGGTGGCTTCGTAGCCCAAAGAGCGTCTCAGATATATAGCACAAACCCATGGCTCAAGCCTGAAACTGTGCTGTCACTTGCTCGCGCTGGAGCATCTGATGATGCTGTAGACGCAGCTGGTTATATTTCTGGAATACAGCAAGCTGAATCAATGCCAACAGAGAGTTCATTTTTTGGACTCAACACAGTGCTTAAGTCTGTTGGAAAGGTGTTTCAACTCACAGGCCTTGCATCAAAGTGGGTTGGCAAGGGTCTTGGTTTATTAGCACCAGATCAGGTGTCAAAGCCTCTCCACTTTATTGGCGACACGCTGTATGAATCAATCCAAGACTTGAAGCCTGTAACCAGGTGGGGTACTGCTGCACTTGACCTAATTCCAGAAATGGCTCAGTACGCATCTGCAAAAACTCTTGGTGCAATGTACGACGTTTTGGGCGGAACTATCGAGTACGGAGCAGAGCCGCAAGGTGGTTTTTGGGAATCAACATCGATTGGTCAGTTGTTGGCAAACCCAGAAGAGCAAGGTTCTGGATTCTTTATTAGTGAGACTCTTCGAGAAGCACAGGCAAGAGAAGCACGCGCTCGACGCGGAATGATTAACGGTTCTGCATTTACAACAGGACGAATGGTTGCATCGACATTCTTTGAACCTGAATCGTCCATGTACGGAACCGTTTCTGGCGTTATTGATGCGATACAAATGCTCATCCTGCCAGACCCAACAAAGCTGGTAACAAAAGGAATTAGGGCAGCTACCACAACGGCTCGTGGCGGTCTCGTACCTTTGGTGTCTGAGGCAAGTCGAGCAGAGTCACAGGTGGATGATTGGCTAAAAGCCCTGCAAGAAGCCAATCCAAATACTCCGGCATCAGCATTAATCCAGTTTGAGGCAGGTATTAAAGCTGGTCTCAACGGACCACAAGTGGACATCCGTAAGTTTGACACATTTATGCGCAGTAACCCAGCTGCCAAGAGAATGGTCAATCAGCTAATCGACGAAGAGGATCCGGGCAAGATTTTCTCTAAAGTTTTTAGAGGTCAAGCACCTACTGACGTTGCATACAATCTTTCCCAGGCAAAGACAGAGGATCAAGTAATTGCTGCAATGCTTGGTGCTTACACATACGGGAATACCCCAATCAGCCGCAACTTGGGAATCTACGCTCCGAGAGTCACTGTAATGAAGCCTCTTGCAAACGTAAAGGAATTTACAAAGCGATCACGCTTGCTGGCAAAAGTTCCAGACCGTTCTGTTGTGGTTGCTGGAGATGACCTGGACAATATTAAAGCTGTTAATGCGTTTGCTAACTCGGCAAAGATTGCTGGTCTACCAAAAGAAGATGTAGAAGAACTGACCACTCTGGCTGTTAAGGCTTTGCGAACTGGCGGTTCTGCTGTTGATAGGTACGAACTCGACGGACTTTACAACAGTCTCATTAGCAAAACGCTTATTAAGAATGGTGTTAGACGAGAAGTAGTTGACGAGATTCTTGAGAACGATAAGGCTTCTATCACCACGATGCGTAGTTACTTCCGCGACAGGATGGGTAACCATACTGATGCCGGATTCATGCAGGCAATGCTTAACGTCCCTGCTATCAAGAACACCATCCAGCCGCAGACTTGGAACGATTTGATGACGCGCATAAGCACGGCTGGTGGTGGATACGGAACGGATCTTCACTTTGAGGGAGCTATTCAGCACCTTGACTTGATGAACAGAATGCGTGTGTTGCCAGACCATCGAGTACTGCGTCGACTAACCCGCAACCCATTGGTCTCGGAAGCGCTGTCAAAGCTTCCTGGAGCAAAGGAAGAAATCATTGTAAAAGGTCAAACAGCGGAAACATTCAACCGCTCTCTTTTGCCAAAGATGCCTATTCTCAGCAAGACCGAGAAGAGGGAAATCATTGTCAATAGAAAACGGTTTACCGAAATTGACAGTGAGAAAGAAGCAATTAGGGCTACGTATGCAAACCTTAAACAGAAGCTTCCACAGTCCGCTATTGACGACATAGCAAAGCTTGATGCAGAGCAGGCCGCGCTAAAGAAGGTTAAGCGCGTTAAGACTGGGCAGGCAAAGGGTGCAATCGTTGGTGCCGAGTTCTTGCAAAACGAACTGTGGAAACGATTTACGCTTATGACCGGTGGTTACTCAATCAGAAATGCGCTTGACGCTCAGGTTCGAATGACCTTTGGTGGAACCGGTTCTGTTCTTAACCACCCTCTTGAGTACATATCTTTGGTCATTGGAAAGAGTAAGTCAAAGACTATTTTTGGCGACAGCCTCATGGCGCGCGGAAGTCTTGACGATGCCAACTCCGAAATCAACGCCCTATCTGATGACTTGCGAGACAGAATATCTTCAGCTACACGAATTAGAGGAATGGGTTCGGCTGACTACTCACAGCACTTGCGTGGTCTTGGAACTTTCTCCGACGTGCAGCGCTCTATGCCAAAGAACGGTATAAAGCTACATACAGAAGGCGTGATCCAACAGCTAGCTAAAATCAACAAGAGCCCATTGTCGCGCGCTGCAGCAAGAGCTTCGCTCGTGTCCGGCAGCAAGGGTGCAATTGTCCGTCGTGTCGTTGATGAAATGCTCGCTCCAAAGAACGAGTCTGTATATAAAGACATAAAGAAATTGTTTATGCAGGGCATCGAGGAGTCAGACTCTTTTGGCAATGTTGTGAGGTTCCCATCTGTTGACATTGATGAGATTGCTAGAAGCCAAGGAATAAACGAAGTCAAGAAGATTCTTGAGGTTTACGCAGAGAAGATTGTTCTTGGTAACGCAGTAACTCAAACTGGAAACATCAACTCAATGCGTTTTGTTGCTGGCTACGACGCATTGCCATCCATGGTTAATGGCGACATCGAAAGAGTTGTGGCTAATGCTGCAGACCTTACAGACGAATCCGGAATGGTACTCAGTGCTGGCGGTCTAGATGTTGGACAGAACGTAATTATGAAGGACGGACGACCTGGAATCATCATCCAGACTGCTTCGAACAAAGGCGTTGGAACCGTGGTCCCAGTTCTTGAAAAAGGATCAGTCACTAACTTTAGGGCCGGAACTCAGTACTTGCAGAAGATGGTGATGAACACCCCGCTGTATGACGCTGCTACCGGAAATGGTCTGCCTGTTGTGGTTTCCAGAGAAATTACTGGCTCAGTCAAAGCAGACATGGACAACTGGGCAAAGATGCAGGAGAGCATGGACGTAGCAACCAAGTGGTTCTTCGTTTCCCTTAACGCTCGTTCGTCGCGCACCCTTGAGCGTTCCCCTGTGTTCCGCAAGCAGTACTACGAAAATGTGTTTGAACATATAGATCAGCTCTCACAAAAGTCTGCATCAGAGTTGATCTCGACCTTGACAAACAAGGCTGGTTCAAAAGACGATATTGGCAAGTACATCGGTAACGACGAGTTGCTGCCAAGGCTTGAAGCAATTGTCGGCAAAGCAAGCCACGACGGCAACTTGACCGCAAAGAACCTTGATGAATACGCAAAAGCTTTGAGCTTGAACCAAATGGAAAATCTTTTGTTCGATGCATCAAACACAAACAACCTATTTGACATATTGCGAATTGTCGTTCCTTTCGGCAACGCATGGTCCGAAGTTGTTGGTCACTACCTGTCAAACTCGTTGGTAGACGGTGTGCATAAGTACAGGACGTTCTCACGTTTCTATACTGGCGCAGTAAATGCTGACCCTGACCAAGACGGTCGAGGGTTCTTCTACAAAGACCCACAGACAAATGAGTTAATGTTTTCGTTCCCTATGTCTGGGTCAATATCAAAGCTAATTACTGGTGGAGATTACACAGCTGGTTTGGCATCTCCAGTAAAGCGACTTTCCCAAGGTATTAACGTTTACCCAGGCATCGGACCGTTTGCTCAAATTGGAGCCAATAGGTTGCTGGCAGATACTCCACAAAATGACGAGATTAGGCAAATGCTTCTGCCATACGGAGCACCAACTGCTTTGTCAAGCGTTCTTCCTGGATGGACAGTCAAGATGATGGAAGCCCTTGCCATGGATCGCAATAGAACGAACACCGTATTCGCAAACACTTGGTTTGAGACAATCAAGGCGGAAGCAAATACTGGGAAGTACGACCTTACCCTGCCCGAAGAAAAAGAACGACTCAAGGACGTCGCTGCAGAAAAAGCAAAGTGGATCACGATGATGCGCGCAATGTCGCAGTTTATTGGACCAACTTCAGGTCAAGCTGAATTCAAGATTCCTACGGACCAAGGCGATGTGTACGTGCGAGAGATAGTGAAAGAGTTCTACGACATGCAGCAGGAGGATTATGACTCTGCTGTTGAGCGGTTCTTGAACTTGCACGGAGAAAACGCAGCGCTATACGTATCCTCAAAGAGCAGGGCGGTTGCTCCTGGTCTAGAAACTACTGACGACTTTGGAGACTGGACTAGAAACAACCAAGAACTTATTAACGGTTACTCCAGAACTGCTTACTACCTAGCCCCTGCATTCGGTGAGTTTGACTTTAAGACTGAGGCTAGACAGCGTACAAACGGTGAGCGTGAAGCCCTTTCTGCAAACGAAATGATCGATCTTGCTCAGAACCGCATTGGTTCGTCTAGGTACCGAGCAGCCAAGCTTGCTCTTGGTGCATACCCAACCAAAGACCAAGCAGATCGTCTGGCAGCATTCCGAGTTGAGCTAAGCAAAAAATACCCAGGATTTAAGCCAAAGGCTGAGTTCGTTACAAACGAATACGAGAACGACTTGGTCGAACTTGGCAACTTGATTAAAGACTCTAGAGTCGGATGGAACCCAGCTGTTCCAGCAATCGAACAGTACTTGGGTTTACGCCAATCTATTATTGCGCAGTCTGGAAAGAAAACTCTTTCTTCAAAGTCGCTTGCCGGAAAACGTTCTGAGTTGTTTCAATACGGAGAGGCCTTGGCTAAGTCAAACATATATTTTGATAGAATCTGGCAGCGCTTTCTAGCACAAGAGGTCGAGGACTAATGGATCCAATTCAAATAACAGAAGAAGACCTAAAGAAAGCTATTGCCGAATGGTCCAAGAAGAAGGGCCGTCAACCTAACGCGATTGAAGTTAGGCAAATATTTGCCGACATGCAAAAAGCTGGCTCTGCTCAGACAGAAGAAGAGAGAAAGCGTCAAGAAGAAAAGGATAAGCAACCGCTTACCGATGCTGGCATCAACATGCTTACAAAACAGCTTGTTGGGACTACCACAGATCTAGGCGTTCTTCAGCCACAACAAATGGCTGCAATACCAAGAACAGTATCTGGGGACTTTAAGAACACCATTGACCCAATGACCGGCAAGGCATATGCCGGGTTGGAGCAGAAGCGTTATGGATCAAATGTCCAGTGGACTTACTATGGGACTAATCTTGTTGACGAGGGCGGCAAGATTACTAACCAAAGTCTGACGGACAATAGCGGCAACGCTGCAGCCAACCCGTTATTTCAGCAACTGAAAATGGAAGGAAAGCTCCCACAGTTCCTTCAAGCTCTAAAAAACTCTCAGCACTACGGAAGCAGGTCTCCTTCACAGATGGCTTTGCTTGGTCAGGGAATGACAGACACTGACTACGCAGCATTCGATTCGTTTGTAAATTCGGCAAACCTGGCTCGACTTACTCCTCGCGCCTACATGCAAATGATGGATAAGTTGCCTAAAGCTGGAGGTGGTGGCGGGGGTGGCGGTGTGTCTTATCCAAGCACCGTAGAAACAAACAGGTATCTGCGTCAAGCTTCGTTTGAGGCGTTTGGTCGCCCTATGACCCCAGCAGAAGCAAAGGTTGCATTCCAGGCTGTTCGTGCTATGTACGCAAAAACAAGTGGTGCTGGTGGCGAGTCACCTCCGAGTCTTGACACAGCTGCACAGCAAGCCGTAGCTCAGGTGTCTGGGGAAGAAGGCGCAATATACAATCTTGGCTTGGCTCTCGACAGAATGTTTAAAGGCGGCGGTTCAATCTAATGGCTGAAACACCAGTTAAATCTGCAGCTCCAGCAGAAGTGCTTATTGCTCGTTACCCTGCGTTTAAGGGCCTTGTAAACGGCAATGCAGAGGATATGGCCAAGCTTGTCTCAGAGTTCGGACAGGATCTTGTTGACCTGCTTCTCGCAGTTGTTGCCGATGGAAAGAAAAAACCAGAGAAAAGGCAGTTTGACTTTCAGTCTGCAGCTGGCCTTCAGGCTTGGGATGCCAAATTTGCTGCGACTTCCTATTATCAGACCACATCTAAAACACAGCGTGAGTTTGAACTAAAAGCTGAAACAGACAAAGCGCAAGAGGTTGGCGATCTTTCGGACCAACTTGCTTCTAGCTACGGAGAACTCAAATTAAGCAAAGCAGCCTTTGACAAAATTGCTGGACAAGCTTTGCGTAAGGGTTACAAGCTTGGTTCCATATCGCTAGAGCATCTTGTTTACAGCGAAGCCGTCACAACTCCATCGGCAACGATGCCTGGAGAATCAGCCATTGCTGGCACTAGCGGCGTAAACGAACTTATGACAATCGCACGAAATTATGGTTATGCCCCAACAGACCTGCAAAAGCAAGTTATTTCCGTGCTTACAGGACAGCCGGTTAACGGTGTGGTCATGACAAAGGACTCTTTTGAAAACGCAGCCAAGCAGCAGGCTATTGGTATGTATGGTCACTTGCGCGAGAGGATCGAGGCGGGGTCTAGTCTGGAAGACATATTTAGTGGCTATCGAAACCGCATCGCTTCAATACTTGAGTTAGACCCAAAGTCTGTGCAGTTGAGTAATCCTCTTTATGCCAAAGTCCTTGGCACCGCAGAAACAGGTCAAATGAGTCTTGCTGATGTTGAGACGATGGTTAAGACAGACGAAAGATATAAGTACCACACGACAAAGAAGGCCAACAAAGACGCAATGTCAATTGGTACTTCTTTGCTCAAGATGTTTGGGGAGATTAAGTAATGTCAATGATGGGTTTTGACGGCGTCAACTTTAGTCTTGAAGCATTAGACCAAATTCAAGCAGACTTTGCTGCCTACTATCAAACTGAAGAGGGCAAGCAGTTTGCTCAGAATATGGGCATTGACCCAAGCGTATACAATCCGTCTGGCACTTCTAAGCCAATCGATGATTTGAAACCAAAGCCATCCGGACCTGACCTTGACCCACCCGGACCTGTCCTTGACCCATGGGGCAGAACTCCAGACAACCCCAATTACGGAGTTGACTTGGATGCGAAGAGGACTGATGCTCGCGCCTCAATTAAAGCTTTGCTTGCTAAGTACAAGCTTGATTCTCTGTTTGACACGGTGTGGGGAAACTACACATCAGACATGATTGACTACACAGACACAGATGCTTTGGCTATGTCTATCAGGGAAACAGATGCTTACAAAGAAAGGTTTGCTGGCAACGAGGCTCGCCGTGCCAAGGGGCTGGGCGATTTGAGTCCGGCAACATACATCGCCCTTGAAGACTCGTTCAAGCAGACAATGAGGTCCAACGGAATCCCAGACAGCTTTTATGACAAGCCATCTGACTTTGCGCAATTGATTGCTAATGATGTAAGCGTTGGGGAGTTTAATGACCGTATTGAATACGCTCGCAGCATTGTTCAAGATGCTCCAGCGTCGGTAAGAAACGAAATGTCAAGGTTGTTTAAGGTTAACGAAGGCCAACTTATTGCTTACTTTATTGACCCAGAAAAAGCATTGCCTATCCTAAAAGAGCAGGAACGTTCAGCGCGCATTGGTGCTGCAGCACTAGAGAACGCTGGAATGCAGCTGACGGCAGACATGGCTGGAGACCTGGCTAAGCGTGGCTTTACAGAAGCAGAAGCACAAAAGGGATTTGGCAATATCTCAAGGCTTGGTGAGTTAACTCAGCAGTTTGCCGGAGAGACCGCCATCAGTCAACAAGATGTGATTGCTTCTCAGTTTGGATTTAACACAGAGGCAGAAAAAGAGATTAAGAAGCGTCAGGCTCGACGAGTTGGAGAATTCAAAGGCGGCGGATCGTTCGCTAAATCAGCTGGTGATGTTTCTGGTTCTATTAATACCGGAGTTGGCAAAGCTCAATAGATCCTTGACACGCTCTAATATGCGTGTGATATATTAAGAACATCTCATTAGAGATACCTGTTGGAGAGTCCCTCGACTTCAACATGAAAAAAGAGGTGAGATTTGCAGCCGGTCTGGAACCTCCAACCAGAACGTGGGCAGAAGGAGTGGGTCATGTCAGATTCGATGCAAGAGTTCGAGGACGAAGTTCAGACCGAAGTTACACGAGATCCAGTGCGCGCACAATTGCGCAAAGTGGAACAGCAGTTGAAGGCAGCCGAGGCGAAAGCCAAGGAACTTGAAACCGCAGCACGAGAGTTGGCCTTTGTGAAGGCGGGCGTTGATCTCAACGCTCCAGTCGCAAAGTACTTCGTCAAGGGCTACGACGGAGAGTTGTCAGCAGATGCAATTCGTGCAGCAGCTCAAGAAGCAAATCTCATCCAACCTGCTCCCCAGCAGGATAAAGTCCAGGCAGCTGAACAGCAGGCGTGGGCACGGGTGAATAGTGCATCTCAAGCAGGCGAGAAGTTCGAGCCAGTCACAGACTGGTCCGCCAAAATGGCGAGTGCCAAGAGCCCTGGCGAGTTGGATCAACTCATGGCGCAGTATAACGCCGAACAGGCAAAACCAAAATTCTAACTTCCCCAGCAGGGCGCACTACCCACTGGGCTACCAATTAAGGAAATACAGTGTCGTACACACAACAGTCGTCACTCAGTGTTGACCAGGCAGCGTATGACCGGATGGCGTATTTCGCCCTTCGTTCAGAACTTTTGTTTGACCAAGCAGCTGACGTTCAAGCAAGCAACCAGACAATGCCAGGATCCTCGGTCGTCTTCACGATCTTCTCGGAACTTGCAACCGCAACAACCCCACTTACTGAGACCTCAGATGTTACCCCGGTAGCAATGGGCGACAGTCAAGTGACTGTGACCCTCACCGAATACGGTAACACCGTCAACACAACTGCAAAGTTGCGTGGAACCTCCTTCTTGGACGTAGACGCAGCAGCAGCCAACTTGATCGGTTACAACGCAGGTAACAGCATGGACGTAATCGTTCGTGAAGTTCTTGCTGGCGGAACCAACGTAATCTACGGTGGTGGTGGATCAAGCGATGAAACCTCACGTACGGCTATCGAAGCTGAAGACATCATCGAAGCGAACGACGTTCGCAAGGTGACAGCAGCTCTTCGTGGAGCAAGCGTTAGCCCATGGTCTGGTTACTACATCGGATTCATCCACCCAGACGTGTCCTACGACCTCCGTCGTGAGACCGGCAACGCTTCATGGAACGCTCCACACGTACAAGTTGATACCGCAAACATCTACATGGGTGAAATCGGTACCTTCGAGTCGGTGCGCTTCATTGAGACCCCACGTACCAAGGTGCGCGCAAACGCATCTGACGGTGCAGGTGCAGCAGGAAACATTGACGTTTATGACACCTACATCATGGGTCGTCAGGCGTTGGCAAAGGCTTACTCCTTTGTTGATGGCAATGGTCCTGTACCACAGATTCGTCGTGGTCCAGTGGTTGACTCGCTCATGCGCTTCAACCCAATCGGTTGGTACTGGCTTGGTGGCTACGGCCTCTTCCGTCAGGCATCACTCCGCCGCATTGAGTCATCTTCATCAATCGGTGCA